AACTAGATCAATCATAGAATCAGAGCCACAATACAATTGTGATATATGTAACGTGGTTCTGACTAGACAATATACACCTTTTGGTGTACAATTTAATGGTAAGGGTTTTTATTCTACCGACAATAAGGGGGTATAATATGTTTAAGATGGGCACTAAAAGGCAGGTAGAAGAACGCAAGTGGTTATTGACGGCAGAAGATAAATGTGATGGATGTTCTGCACAGGCTTATGTCTCAGTAACTGGTGTTAATGGTGAGTTAATGTTTTGTGGACATCATTATAATAAAATTATGGATGATATAGAAGGTTACAGAAAAATGATGGCATATGCATATTCTGTAGTTGATGAAAGAGAAAAACTTGTAGAAAATCGTAGCAAGGAAGAGTCATACTCATGACACCAGATGAGGCTGCAGAAATTGCATTAATTAATTTAATTGATAAAGGTGCGGTTGCATTTAAAGGATTAGATGAAACTGGAGAGCCTCTTTATTGTTTTACAGAAAAACTACAAGAAGTTGCTCCAGATCTTTATAATATGCATGTTTCAATGTTAAATGTTGAAATAATGGCTTTATGGGAAAAGGGTTTTGTTGATATGAATTTATTTGAAGAAAACCCTACAATTAAATTAACCGACAAAGCATTCGAAACAACATGTATTAATGAATTAAATGATAATTTACAAAAGTTTTTAAAAGAAATTAAACGTATTTATCGTGAACAACTATAACTAGTGCTACAATAGATACATGAATGATTTTCTTGTATCGTTCTTGACAATGATAGGTATATTTGCTATACTTTATGTAAGAAAGCCAAAAAAAAGAAAAAATATAATTAAATATAGACAAAGCAATATGCATCAAATAATTGGTCCATTTCTTCCAGACTTGTCGCCAGTTGATGTAAAAGATACTCAATCAACAAAACGTTTAAAAGAAAACATTATAGACGTACTTGTTACTGAAGATTCTGCATATTGGATTCACAAAAATGTATTTTATAAGGCAGATGTTGATGATGGTCATGTAGATAGATCAACAGCGTCTCCTGTAAATACAGAAGATATGTCAGAAGAAGAATTTAAAAAAATGCTTAAGATATTAGACAAACTAACTGATAGGAGTAACAGTGAAGGTCGTGGTGCAGGGAACCAATGAGTTCAATGACTACCAAGTATTTCTTCGTGCTATGGCAATTTCGTTATCATCAATGAAACAAGAAGATGGCGAGTTCATAGTTTACTCTGTTGGTCCAAATCAAGTTCACTCTTTTGTTTCAGAGTTTTGTAATGTTTCTGAAAAGGGACTAAAAGCAAGGGGCAAAAAAGTAAGATTCTATAAAACAAATCCACATTGGGTTGAAGAAAATATAAACGATATTGACTATTTTGCGTATCTTAGTAAGCCAAAACAATACATATCCAAGTTGGCTTCATTTGCACAATCTAACAATGTCGAACTTAATGTGTTCTCATACTAGGAAAAATAATGTTAATCAATGACCTAAAAACAATGGAAGATGTTGTTGCTAAAAATAATAATTTAATTTGGGATGGATGGAACGTTGTTCATCTTTCTAAATCAAACATTGCAATGTTTAAAACCAATGGTGCTTTTATTGATGGCAACTGGTATACTAAAACAGTTTACTCTCCAGATCAAAACGGATGGAATATAAATAAAAAGCATCTGGAGTCATAATGAACAGACATTTATGGAAAGAAGATGCTGCCTGCTTAGATTATGACACTAATTTATTTTTTGATAAGTATGAAGATAATCCAAACATAAGACATGGTGTAGATAATATATGTTTAGCATGTCCAGTTGCAAGAATATGTTTTGCTGTTGGAATTTCTGACAAAGAATATGGTATTTGGGGTGGTGTATACTTAGAAAAGGGCAATGTGTCTAGAGAGTTTAACAATCATAAAACTAAGGCTAGGTGGGCTGAGGTTTGGGAAAATTTAACGATTGAAGCATGATGTATACAGATGCAATGCAACGTGCATTTAGATCAATATTACCACCAAAAGGGTTTGTGGTTGACATTATTGATAACAAACATTTTTTAACTGTTCGTGCAAATGAGGGACAATTTATGAGACTAGGCGAGTTTGAAAAGCGTAGAGCAATAGAATATATGGTAAAGGTAAAAAAAGCACTAGAGGATAATGGTGCTATCGTAATACTAGTAAGGGGGGCAGTAAAGTGAAAAAATGGATAGGTTTGTCTGTGCTTGGTGTATTTGTTTTATTTATTAGTATTATTGTTATTATAGCATCACAGTTGACAAAAGCATTAGAGTATGATATATTTAATATAGAAGAAGTAGATGAGGAGTTGTTTTAATGCAAACATTTTTGCCACAAGCAGACTTGCATACTTCTGCTTATTTTTTAGATAGCAAAAGACTAAACAAACAAATATTAGAAGGCTATCAAATACTTAATGTATTATCTGGTAAGTCTAAGACTGGTGGTTGGCGTAATCATCCAGCAGTTTTAATGTGGCGTGGATTTGAGCGCGGTCTATGGGAGTATATACAATCTATGATTCAAGAAGCAAAAATGCGTGGTATTAAAACAAAAAACAATGAAGCAAATCTTAATGATTTAAAAGATCAATGTTGGGAAGAATGGGGAGATAAAACTCCCGAATTTTGGAAAGATGAAACCAAACTAATGCGTGTGATAACAACACATCGTGCTAATTTATTTCATAAGGATCCTATATACTATGTAGAGTATCAGTCTGCTGTATCAAGCCCATACAACATTCCATGTTGTCCAGACAAAAAACTTCCTTGCAAGTATTATTGGCCAACACATGAGGAGAAAGATGCATTGGTATAATTGGGTAATTATTGGATTATCAGCATTTAATATTTATGTTATTTATAGAGCATATCAAATACAACTTGCCCTTAATCAAAGTTTAATAGATAATCAGATTGCAGTTTCTGTAATGTCTGCAATGAAAGATCAAATTGAAAACTCATCAGTGTTTAAAGATGAAACTAATGAAGGGTTTATTAAATTTTTATCAGACTCTAGGGAGTGGGCCTTTAAGTATATTGAAAATACAATAAACATTGTAAACAATGTTATTGAAGATTGTCGTAAAGAAATGAATAAACCAAGAATAGCAGACTTAAATACCACAGCATTTTTGGCTAGTGTTATAGGAAAACTTCGTCCTATTGTTGAAGACAGCAAAGACGTAAAAGATGTATAATAGTAATAAGGTGGTGATTAAATGAATCAAGCACAATTAAAGGCTATGGGAGCCTCCTATGGACGCTCAGTTCTTGCTGGTGTAGTTGCACTATATACCGCAGGAATTACCGACCCAAAGGACATGTGGGCTGCTCTAGTGGCTGCTCTTGTTCCAGTAGTTCTTCGTGCAGCAAATCCAAAAGATTCGGCATTTGGAAGGTTTGATGCAATCGCAAAGGATGTTGACGATGCAATGAAGAATATTAAACCAGTAAAAAAGAAGGCTACCGCTGCAAAAAAGGTAGTGAAGTAATATTGTAATGTATGTGGGGCAGATTATAGTTTAGTCTGCCTCATATTTTTTATGGAGATTTTATGAACTTTGTGTATATATGTAGAGACGGAGAAAACGAAGAACTTCGTTATTCTATTAGATCTATTGTAAACAACTGTAATATAGATAGCATTTGGGTAGTTGGTGGTAAACCAGATTGGTATGCTGGCAATTACATAGGAGTAGCACAAAAATATTCTAAGTATAAAAATGCATTTAATAACTTTAAAACAATTTGTAATGCTTCTGAAATACCAGATGATTTTGTTTTAATGAATGATGATTTTTTTATAATTAATTCAGTTGATAAAATTACTTCATATTACAATGGAACGCTAGAAGAAAAAATAAATGCATATGAAACCGTACTTGGAAGAAGTTCTTATGTTAATAGATTAAAAATAACACAAGACAAACTTATTCAGATGGGTTTTGATAATCCATTGAACTATGAAATTCATGTTCCAATGGCAATGTCTAAAAAAAATTTTAATGATGTTTTAGGAATGAATCACAATCTTTTATATAGATCTGTTTATGGAAATAAGTTTAGTAGTAACTCAATAGAAATGAAAGACGTTAAGGTGTATAGTTCAGATAGTTTTGAACTACTTTCGTTTGATTATAAAAATATTCAGTCTCCATTTTTATCAACAGAGTCTGGATCATTTTTAGAATTAAAAAATTTATTTTTATCAAAACATTTTTCTCAAAAAACTATTTACGAAGTGTAATTATTCATTTATTAATTTAAGATATTCAGGCAATAGTTTATTTGGAGAAAAGTTATCATAGCCTAAATACAAGGCTTCTTCTTTTTCATTTAGTTTTTCTTGATCACTTAATTCAACATAATTATCAACAAGTTCTGCTAATTTTTGTAAGTTAGGCTCATAAACGTCTATTATAGTTTTTGCTCTAAATTGATCAATTAAATAAGACTCTACCAACCATTTTTCAGGAAGAATTTTATTATTAGGTGATATATTGGTCATAAAAACTGGAAGGGAACTTAACAAAGACTCGTTCATTGGTAAACATAATCCAGCATATCGTCTAGGCAAGATCATCGCATCAAATCCAACATACATTGACTCTCTATCTTCATTATCATTATAATCTAATACAATTCGATCATCTGTTATGTTTGACTCTAGTTTTGTTTGTGTTCTAATTACTAGTTCGTAATCTGCTTTTGAATATCTCATCATATCAATTACAGCATTAGTTCCGTTTCTATCCCGAGCAGCACGTTTGCCAGCAATATGTAGAATGCGATTATGTCTTTTTGATCTATTGATTTTGCCCGCATTTTTAAAAAGATTTGTTTGTGTAGGTGGAGGCAAATGCACAACCTTTGCTTTTTTTCCAAACTTAAAATGTACATCTTCTATTTTCCATAAACTTGGAGAAATAAGAACATCTGGCAAAGCCATATTGTTTTTAGATAAATTGCCAAATAATTCGTAGTTATATTGCAAAATAGTTTTAATTCTTTTTTCTTTTGCTTTTAAAATAAATTTATCATTGTTGTAAAATGTTTCACAACTTAAAACAACATCAATATTTTTTAAAAATTTGTCTATATCTCTACCTTCGGGCATTCCTAAAACATTTAAAACATTATAATCTTTATACCATTCTGGATGTTGTTTATTATTGTTATGTGGAGAAAAATCTATCAACATAACCTTGTCTGGTTTTAACATGTCTGTTAATTGTTTTGTTTGATATCCTAATCCAGTATTGTCAGATCTTGCAATGATTCCTAATCTCATTCAGTATAACCCCACACATCATCATCTTGAGTAAACTTTCTTGTACCCTTACGTCCATCTAAATGATAAGATCTTTTAATATTATTTTTTGGGTGGTAGATCCAAAGTTTATGTTTATCCCATCCTTCTTTATTAAAAACATTATAAGGTAAAATGTCATCTTGAATAGAACCATGTATTATGTCTTCTATAAAAGAGTTATCTTTTAGTCTAGGCATAATTTCATTTCTATAATAAGAAACTAAAGACAAATGTGGTCTTTGACTCCATTGTGCAGTTTTCATAAAATCATCACTAAGACCAAACATTAAATGTTTATGTGATATTGGAACAGATGTTTCAAAATGAAATCTAATTGTTTTTGCTTTATTATGTTCAAACATGTCTAAACATTTTTGCCAATCTATAGAATCTTCAACAACAAGAGGA